CCACTATACTTTATCAAAAATTATGTCGAAATTATCAATGTGGATAAAGGACTTGTAAAATTTGATATGTGGGATTTTCAAGAGGACATGATAAACAACTTTCACAATGAAAGATTTGTGATATGTAAAATGCCTAGACAGACAGGTAAATCAACTACCATCATATCATATTTACTACACTACATACTGTTTAATCCAGAAGTTAACGTGGCAGTACTTGCAAACAAGGGTGCTGTTGCCAGAGAACTTTTGTCACGATTACAGTTGGCATACGAACATCTACCAAAGTTTCTTCAGCAAGGTGTGACAGTTTGGAATAAGGGAAACATAGAACTGGAAAATGGCTCGAAGATTTTGGCTTCGGCTACCTCTGGTTCAGCAGTTCGAGGATCTTCTTTCAACATCATTTTTCTTGATGAGTTCGCACACGTTCCCAGCACCATCGCCGAATCATTCTTTACCTCTGTTTATCCTACCATATCTTCTGGTGAAACTACCAAAGTGTTTATCGTTTCTACCCCTCTAGGTATGAATCTATTCTATAAAATGTGGATAGATGCAGAAGAGAAACGTAACAACTATGTTCCAATTGAAGTACACTATACACAAGTTCCGGGCAGAGATGAGAAATGGAAACTAGAAACAATCAAAAATACTTCAGAGTCACAATTCAATCAAGAATTTCTTTGTGAATTTTTAGGTTCAACTCGCACCCTTATAGATGCATCAAAACTGCGGTCTATGGTATTCAAGAAACCTATATTCTCAAACAATAATATTGATGTTTATGAAGAACCAATCAAAAAAGCCACATACTGTATGATTGTGGATACAGCTCAAGGTAAGGGTCAAGATTTCTCTGCCTTCTCTGTTTTTGATGTTTCACAGATACCATATCGACAAGTTGCAAAGTATAGAGATAATAAGATTTCACCTATGTTATATCCAAATATTATATATCAAGTAGGAATGAAGTATAATACTGCCTTTATTCTACTAGAAATAAACGATATGGGTTCACAGGTGGCCGAAACCTTACACTATGACCTTGAATATGAAAATGTTATGATAACTTCTATGAAGGGTAGAGCAGGTCAACAAATTGGGGGTGGTTTTTCAAAGAATATTCAACTTGGAATACGAACCAGTAAACAACTCAAGAGAATAGGGTGTGCTACTCTAAAAGAAATGATTGAAACAGATAAGTTAATAATTCCAGACTTTGAGACTATTGCTGAATTGACCACATTTGCATCTAAACATAATTCTTATGAAGCAGAAGAAGGAACACATGATGACCTTGCAATGACATTAGTAATTTTTGCTTGGTTGGTTCAACAGAGATATTTCAAGGATATGACAGACCTTGACCTTAGACAAAAAATGTATGAAGATTATGAAGAACAATTTGAACAGGATATGCTTCCATTTGGTATTATTGATGATGGTCGAGAAGAAGATACCTATACGGACAATACAGGTCAAACTTGGGAAGTATCACCATCACAAAGAAGTTATTTTTAAACATCTGTTCCAAACCCAAAATCTGCATCAGGCTCTTCTTTATCGTGTCTTATATCTTGGAGTAATTTTTTAGCATCTGGATGTACTCTTGTAGAATTGTAGTCTAATCTAGATTCAGATTTTGTACATACTATTAGATGTTCTGGATTCACACATGAATTTTGACCACAAATTTGATGTACGATATATCCTGAAGGGATTTCCCCTTTATGATGTAGGTAAGAAAATCTATGTGCAGGTATAGATTTCCTTGATATGAAAACATTCCATATCCCTGTTGTGTTTTTGAAGCCTTCCATGTCCAACATCCACTTCCTGTGTTTTTGTCTATTTTTGTTAAAAAGCGTTCAATTTCTTTCATGTTACCTCCGCGTGATCATATAAGTATTTATATCTCAGTAAATACTTAAAACACAGAGTTTATGGTTTTTATAAATAATCATAACGACATAAACTTCATACTAATTAACTAATTTAGGAGAGCTGACATGCCTTTTCAAGTATCACCCGGCGTAAACACATCTGAAATTGACTTAACCACCATTGTACCTGGCATTTCCTCAATTGATGCTGGATTTGCGGGTTGCTTCAGATGGGGCCCAGTTAATGATGTAAAATTGATTGATTCAGAAGATTTATTGTTGGAAACATTTCAATCTCCTGACGCAAACACATACATTTCATTTTTAACAGCAGCAAACTTTCTAACGTATTCAAGTGCACTTCATGTTGTAAGAACTTCAAACACAGCAATGAAGAACGCTTCCGCAAGTGGAACTGTTGTTTTAATTTCAAACACATCACATTATCAAGCAACATATTCAGAACAAGAAGGATCACCAGTAACAGCTCAAGGTGATTGGTCTGCTAAGTGGGGTGGAGATTTAGGAAACAGTCTTAAAGTTTCTCTTTGTGGCCCAACAAGAGCCAACCTCGCATCTGGAAATACAGTAGTTGCTGGAAACTCAGATGTTACTTTGACAGGAACGTATGCAGTTCATGCAACAGACAAATCCTTCACAGGAACAAGTACATTAGCTGGTACTGAACTCAGAGTCGGAGATGTAATTGAAGTTAGTAGTAATGTTATGGTAATTGCTACAATTACAAGTAATACTGCAGGAACTGTAGATAGAGATCCAACAACAGGTGCTATTAGTGCGGCCACAACAGTTCGTTACAAAAGATCACCATTTGCAGAACCATCAAGAAATATGGTGGGAACTGTAGCGGTTTCTGCTAATGTTGCAACAGTTACAGCAACAGTAGCTACTGCTGGAGCACACAATTCCACTTCTTTCACCAGACAATATACTGTCGGAGACATCATTAAAATTAATGGTGAAGAAAGAAAAATCAAAGCTGTTACAAATTCCTCATACATGACAACTACTGTTGCATTTACCAATGCTGCTTCAGCTCAAACTCATTCAAGAACATGGGAATATGCAGGTCTTTTTGACAAAGAACCAGTAACTACAGACCATTCTGCTGCAAAAGGTGCTCTCTATGATGAAGTACACGTTGTAGTTATGGATGAAGATGGAGAGTGGACAGGAACAAGAGAAACAGGATTAGAACTTTTTACTGGTGTTTCAGTCGCATTAAATTCTAAAAATGAAGATGGTACATCGGCGTATTACGTTGATGCTATAAATCGTAAATCAAAATATGTTTGGTGGATGGATCATGACGCTTTAGGTGATGCTTATACAACTGCCGGTGCTTCTGTAGCTGCTTGGGGAACAGCAGCAAATTCAACAGCAGAATACCAATCTGGTGCTGCTACTGGTAGTCTACTTAAAACTCTAAGTTTATCTGGTGGTGTAGATGGTTCAGCTCCTTCTGATGGAGATAAAATCACTTCATTTAATAAGTTTAGAGATGCGGAAGAAGTAGATATCGGATTAATAGTCGGTGGAGAAGCTTCTGCAACAGTCGCACTTCAACTCATTGCAATAGCTGAAGGTAGAAAAGATGTTGTAGCTTTCATTTCACCAGAACAGGCCGATGTTGTCAATAATGAAGGAAGTGAAGCTGATGACGTAGTTGATTTTAGAAATAGTCTAGGATCTTCTTCTTATGCAGTTCTTGATTCTGGTTGGAAATATCAGTACGATAAGTATAATGATGTTTATCGTTACATTCCTCTTAACGGAGATACCGCAGGTGTCACTGCTGCTACAGAAGCAAACAGAGATGCATGGTTCTCTCCAGCTGGTTTTAATAGAGGAAACTTTAGAAATGTAATAAAACTTCCTTTTAATCCAAGAAAATCCGAAAGAGACACACTTTATAAGAACGGTGTTAATCCTGTAACAACATTTATGGGTTCTGGAACTGTTTTATTTGGTGATAAGACTCTTCTTGCAAAACCTTCTGCATTTGATAGAATTAATGTACGAAGACTTTTCATTATTATGGAAAAGGCTATTGCAAGGTTTGCACGAGCACAACTATTTGAATTCAACGATGATTTCACAAGAGCTCAGTTTGTTGGTGCGGTAGAACCATTCTTGAGAAATGTTCAAGGCCGTGATGGTATTACAGATTTTAAAGTTGTCTGTGATGGTTCAAACAATACTGGTGATGTAATTGACCGTAACGAATTTATAGGTGACATTTATGTTAAACCAAATCGTTCTATCAACTTTATTCAACTAAACTTTGTTGCAGTCCGTAGCGGAGTTGGTTTCTCAGAAGTAGTTGGTTAAAAAGTAGTATAAATAATAGTATATAACACATCTTATAGATGGGGGAAGACGATGGCATGCGAAGGCAGCACTTGTAAAAAAGACTTCCCCATCACATCTTTAATTTTAGTCATCGGAGGAGAGTAAAAATGGCGTTTACAATAGATAAATTTAGAAGTGGTGCATTATCCAAAGGTGGCGCACGAGCTAATCTGTTTGAGGTTGTGATATCTGATATAGATGCCACGCTCATGACAGCGGGTGCTGTTAAGGAATTTACCTTTGCATGTAAAGCTGCAGCAATTCCAGCTATGGCAGTT